TCCGCCTGTTAGTCCTGTGACATTTTGGTAAGTGGCATTTATTGCCTTGTCTTTAATTGTAATTGTAGTTGTCATAATTTTCCTTGTAAAATGATCATAAACTAATTTAGTTGTTTATTCTACCATTGTACACGAACTTTCTAATAAAACATGTGCGTACACGCACAACTTTGAAACGATATGTTAGATATGATGCCCAAAAGAAACCCGCCGAAGCGGGTTTGGTAGTTTCTGTTACGAGGTATTTCCTACCCTAAGCTGAGTTTAGGCAGCTAATGCGAACTTTGAGTCGTTTGCGGTTACTTTTTTTGCTTCTACGGCCGAGTTACCCCAACCCTACGGCTTCTGCTTTGCCGAGCTGTCCACTAATTTACTTGTTGCCCTGTCGAATCTAGGTCAGGCCCATCATAAAAATACATTATACTCTTATGGTGGACCTGGGGGGATTCGCACCCCCGTCCAGAACACTTTTCTCTTTGCTTCATACAGCAATAACTTATATTTAACTACATTTTAACAGTTAAGTCAATGTCTTCTTGTTGCTTTTGGACTTTTTTCATTGGACGAATAGGCTCTAACCAAGAATCTGGAATATAGGCCTTTGGAGTATCTCCGTACATATTACTCAATCCAAATTCTGTGGATATCCACCAAAAGTGATCTGTGATAGCAGCCTTACAGACAATTCCTTTAAACTGAAATTCCTCACCTTGCGTAAAATGTCCCACATACTCATCCACCAACACAGTTTTGCCTATGTTTGTAGGCCGTATGCTCATGATAATTTTGGCAAGGTCGCCTTGTTCACATTTCATTTTGTTTCATCAGTTTGGTGTGCAAGATCATATTCTCAGTGACCAGTTTGGTAATAGTGGCCAACATGATCAATCGATCAGCATCTGTAACCGTTTCTTTGTCAAACTGTTCTAGGATACTGGAGCCGATCATTCGCATGGTCTGTTCTTGTCCTTTGGAAAATAATCCCCAATCAAAAGGATCTCCTTCTTCGTGAGCAAAGGCAATGTCCACTAGTTCATCGAGGGTTATTTTAGCCATCCAATTTTCTCATTGTTTAGTTTACGTCTTTCGTATTCCTCTACTGAGCCAGGAAAACGCCAAGCCCAAATTGCTACTAGACACATAAAAACTGCTGTATATATTACACCACGAGAGGGTACATTGGTCAACCCCATTATGATCAAACTACTGCTCATCATGGCTAGCATAAAGTATTTCATTTTGGTAGGGAATACACGTTTTTCTCCCCAGTTGATTAAGAATGGTCCAAACAATGGATGATTGTAGATCCAACGGTGCATACGTTCACTGCCTTTGCTAAAGCAATAGGCTGCAAATACAACAAAGATGCTGTAGGGAAGTCCCGGAGTAATAACTCCTAGGTATGCCATACCTAAACTTAAAAATCCCAATATATTCCAAAATAATTTTTTCATTTTTAACCTGCATTTACATTACTACTGCCAGGACCAGCTGCATGACCACAATTTGCTATATCGCCTGACCTGCACAACGGGATATTATTTGCAAAAACAGTTCCACTGCCTGTTGCCATCACTGGATTATTATGCGATCCCATACCATGTGGATCGACTGCATCACCGATACGAACCGCTGGTATATTATTAACTAAAACATTGGGAGACCCTACAGCGTTTTTTCCGCCTGTAACGTCTGCATTTTGTCTTATTACACCTGGCATTGTTTAAAATCCAGCTGGGAACGCTTGAATTTTAGCAATGTAGGTGTTGACCAACGCCGTTGCCGCAGCCTGCTGTTCAGCAGGTACGTTACCTTGTGTGTCGGCAATCGCGCCTTGCTCTATTAGAGATCTATAAACATTGATCAGTCCTAGCCAATCGTATGGTCCTACGACATGGATACCAGTACCTTCTCCTAACTCTTTTAACTTTTTCTGATATGTTTCCATCGCTGTTTGCTTGCTAGCAACAATAGTAGTTTGGGTAGCTATTGCAGCTATTGAGTCTTTAATCGCAGTAGAGTTTGTAGCCAAAGTTTCAGCAGAGACAGCGATTCTTTTATAATAATCAGAATAGTCTATGACGAGTTGCCCAGACTCAGTATCCCTAACAACTTTAATAGGGGTTAACGTTGATGAATCGTCACCAACTTCAAGTGTTGTTCTTTCTAAAGCCATTATTGCTTCCTAAACTAGTATTTAACTCAGTGCAATGCCAGTAGTTGACTCAAGGAACTGTTTGGCAAACTGTGAATCTGTTGCTTCAGCTACAGTAACAGTTGATTTTTGTAGTTTGATTTCAGTATCTGGACTTACTGTAAACAGGTAGGGCATTAGCCCTGGACCTTTTGGTCCCATTCCGATTACTTGTGGGTTCTTGAGTTTGTAATAAGCTGCCCCGTCTTCTACTAATTTGGCCACAATCTCTTCGCCGCTTGTTAGTTTAAGTGTGATAACTTCGCCTGCGCTTACGCCTTTATTAATTAACATTTTATACCTTTTCTAGATGTTGTTTTAATTCTGTAAATCCACCAATCAGTTCTTCGCCGATAAAAATCTGCGGAACTGTTCGTGCCGTTGGAACAGCTTCCAATAGTTCTTCTCGAGTATATCCGTCACCGATTTTCTTCTCTTCAAAGGGGATACCTCGTTGTGTTAACAATGCCTTTGCTTGATCGCAATAAGGGCAGTGGTACTTTGACCATACAGTTGCTTTCATTTTTTTCCTTAACTTGAATATATAACTCTGCCTTTTTTATCAAGAACTCTGACCAATATGGCTCCTTTGGCTTTTTTGGCTAGTGCCATAGAGATGGCCTGTGCCTCTGTTCCGCCGCCACCTAACGAATTCCAAGATTCAAAAGGACTTTTACTTTTAAATTGTACCTTGTACATATATATTCCTAGATGGCCGGTAGCTCATCGTAATCTAGGCTTTCTCCCATTATGCCAATGACATAATTTGTACTTTCACTTTCTTGTAGTGCTGTTTGTTTCTTGCTGGTATCAGTATGCTTGTTAAACCAAGGAATTGGAGTTGACTTGGGAGCCGTCGCCTGATACTTGATGCCAATTTGTTTTAGTGCATCTACTGCTGTGTAGTCCACAAAGTCACGCAGAATGTTTGCGTTGAGTCCGATAACTGGTCCCATCTTGAACAGGTATGTTGCCCAGTCTTTTTCTTCACGGATCACATCCATGTACAGTGCATATACTTCTGCTTCGCACTCTTGTTTAGCATCCGCAAAACGAGTATCCTCTTTGACCACTTGATTGATCAAGTAAGCAGTCCAGCCCTTGTGTAACAGTTCGTCTTGTAAGATTAGGCTGATAATGTTACCGTTACCAATAAAGATCTTGTTCTCTACCATAGCCAGGCTGGTGGCAAATGATACCATAAAGCGGAACGCCTCAAGCGCATAACTTGCGTGTAAGGCCATCCAAATTGCTCGAATGTGTTCTTTTTCTGTAACTGTTTCGCCTAGTTGTTTACGGCAGTTGATAACGTGCAGTGCTTCATAGTAGTTGCCCACGCTTGATGCCATTTCCACAATTTCTTTAGTGTCGTGAATTGTGTTGAACACATCCTTGGGCACATTGTATATGTTACGAATGATATGGCTGTAGCTCTTTGAGTGAATGTTGGTTTCAAAGAATGTCCAGTTATAGACCAGTGCTTCTAGTTCAGGCAAACTGATAACAGGCATAAAGATTTGACTTGGTCCACGTCCTTGCAAACTGTCTAGTGCTGTTTGTCGTAGCAGGTTACTGGTAAAGATATGCTTGACAGCATCGCTGGCATCTTTAAAATCGTTTGAATCTTTAGTCAGACTGATCTCTTCTGGTTGCCAGAAGAAGCCACGTGCAGTAGCTTCAAAGTCTGCAATCTTTTTATACTTGACTTCTTCAAAGCGTTGAATGGTAACTGGGCCGGCTGGATCCAGGAACATCTTACGATTCAAATAGTCTGTCTTTGTGTTTAGGTTGTATTGTTGTTTACTCATTTTAAATAATCCACGTGAGCAATAGCTTTCCAAAGATCTAATTTTGGAGGTTCTCCATTATTAGGTTCTTTGTATGCGATTCTAATCTCAACATTGTTGGTATGCAGTTCAGCCATTAACAAATTTATTGTTTCCAAAGCTGCTTTCATGTTTTCTATTTGTTGTCCGATATCATTTGTTGTCATAATTTACAGGCCTCGCAGTCCTCTTCTATTTCATATCCATTCACAGAATTTGTGTGTCCGTTTACTTGCACTACTAATTGGTCTTCTTGCATTTTACTTCCGGCCTTGTTGATTAAACTGTAGTAAAATGTCTTCAATCCCCAAACATGAGCCTGCATTAGATTTTTAGCAATCAGCGTTGTTGGAACTTTACGTTCTGGAAAATGTGCAGGATTATAAAAAGTATTAGTTGAAATACTTTGATCAACGTAGGCCGCAATAACTGCCGCAGTTTTTAAATAACCATCACAGTCCTTTTGTTCCCACATCAACTGATATTTATTCTTCAATCTGTTGTATTCTGGAACAACCTGCGTAAACGATCCTGCCTTTGATTCTTTAGTACTGATCAAGCTCATTGGCATTTCAATGCCATTAGTTGAATCAATCACCACTGAGCTAGATTCAACAGGAGCCACTGCCATCAAGGTGGCATTGCGAACACCGTGTTCTTTCATGTTTGCACGTAGTGTTTCCCAGTCAAGCTCGGGTGTAAAATCTGCTAGTTCGTTGACTCCATTGGCTCGTAGTTCCCAAGGAAATATTCCTTGGCCATATCGTGTTTTGGCACTCTCAGTACAAGGACCTCTCTCCTTGGCCAGTTCCACTGTGGCTTCTGTTAGATAGTAGGCCTGATGTTCCATCCAGGTCTTGACTTCTGCCAGTGCATCCTTCTCGCCATATTTTAGGCTACGCTTGGCGTGCCAGTAGGCTAGATTGGTAATACCAATGCCCAATGGCTGTATCTCGTCATTGCTCAACTTGCTCTGTATTGACAAGAAGTCTTGATAGTCAAGAATGTTACACAGGCTACGCTGTAGAATCCTGCAGGCTCTACGCATATCCTCTGGATTCCGGAACGCTCCCCAGTTGATAGATCCCAGTGTACATAACGCTATGCGTCCACTCTCGTCGTCTAATCTCTTAAATGAACGGGTGGGTAATAGGATCTCACAACACAAGTTACTTTGATAAATCGTATGATACTCAGGATCAAATGGTCCTTGGTTCATTACATTATCAATGAATACAAGATATATTCGACCTGTGTCTGTGCGTTCTTTCAGTATACCACTCTTGAAAACTTCTTCGGCACTCATTGTCTTGGTAC